TCAAGCCTGCTTCCTCTTCAAGATTGTCAGTATCGGTCCGCGAGAATCGGTTGCTGATACCATGTTCGCAGCTTCAATCAGATGCCCGAGCTCAGCGCCCGAGTAGTGACTGGTGATACTGCCGTTCTTGTGCCCCAAAAGGGCCTTACGGTCTTCCTCGGTTACGCCTGCGGCGCGCAGCCGACGGCCAAACGTGTGTTTAAGGTCATGGATCCTGATGGATGCATACCCAGGGTGAGCGGGGCGAAGGTTTTCCTCCTGCCAGAGTTTCGCCGCTCTCACCCGCGCCTTCTTCCAGGCCGAGTCGTTCATGCGGTGCATCGCGGTGCCGTTGTAAGGGAAGACCCATTCCTTGCTGATACCGCGCTGCTTCTCGATGATCGACCTGGCCACGCTGTTCAGCACCACCAGCCTCTCGTCACCGTTCTTCACGCCAGAGCGCTCATGCCTGCCACCAAAGTCGGCCGGTATCAGAAAAACGCTGGTGCCCAGTTCCGGTACCGCGATCTCCCAATCCCATCTCAGCTTGCAGACCTCCTGCTCCCGCGTGCCGGTGTTCACTTTGAACAGCGCCATGGTTTGCAGGTGAGCCGGCAACTCTCCGAAAAGAATCGACTGCTCCGGCCATGACATCGGGTACGGCTTGCGGCTCGACTTCTTCTCTTCCAGCTTCGTGAGCATCGGCACGCTATCCAGCCACGGCCTGCGCTCATCGTCTCGCCACTTCCTAGCACACAACGACAAAACCCGAACCACACGCTCGATCGAGATATTCACCGTTCTGTTGCTGACTCCCTTCTTTACCTTCCCGCCTTCCAGCTTCTTCGTCGCCAGCCTGTCTTTGATGAACGGCACCAGGGCCTGGTCGTCAATGTGAGTCAGCGGCATATCGCCAATGAAGGCGTCCAGCTGCGAAAGGTGATGGGCCGACAGCTTGATTGAAGGCTGGTCCTTGAACTCCAGCAGAAAGCGAGTCGCCGCCTCCCGCCACGTTCTGACCTTCTTCACGCCGTACACCTTCTGCTGCCGGATTTGCTCAAGCCTGAAGATCAGGTAGCGTTCCGCTTCTTCCCGGTCACCAGTTCCAGTGCTTTCGTAAAGTCGTTCTCCGTTGATTTTCTTGTCGATATGCCAGATGCCTTTCCTTTGGGAGAGGCCTGTGATCGATTTTCGCGCCATGATTTATCTCCTTTCTGGCGCTCGCTGCGGGGCGATTGTTGCTCCGTTGCGCCTTTTTTATCAATCGCCTTTGCCTCGACGTATGCCGTGGCCCAGTCGTCCAACTCCTGTCGGTCAAACCCTACGCCGCGGCCGCCGATGGGAAACTCGCTGACGAAGGGCCGGACGGTCTCGTCGAAAATTGCCCGGCACATGCCCAGGTATCCAGGCGCTTCCTTTGCTCGTATAAATCGCGGCATCAGTTGTTGCGCGCCCATACCTACCTCCCGCCCACCGTGGGCCGCGCTGTCTTGATGATGTGGATTGCCAGACCGAAGCTGATCAGCAGCCAGGCGCATGTGCCGGCGAAGGCGTAGAGCAGTGCCTCGGTGGTGCCGGTGTCCAGCAGGTCGATAGCGAACCAGCCGAACCAGCCGAGTGTTCCTACCAGGTACAACAGGGCGCCCAGTACAGTCAGGGTGAGTTTCATAGCGAACATGGGGTGTCCTTGCCGCGCTGGGCGGCAGAAGGTGGTTAATCCCAGTCCCAGTCCTGGCTGAGCGCCGGACGGGCTGTGGGGATTGTTTCGAGGGTTTTCAGGTTGAGCAGCGTGAAATAGCCGCGATCAGGCATCCATCCGGCAGTGTCGATGTGGATGACGTTGCCGAGCGTGGCGGGAGATCGGATAGGGGTGTGTCCGACGACCAGGGCGCGGACGCCTTCGACGCCCTGTGTTTCCTGATGCTCGAACCGTCTGCGCGACCACATGCAGCTGTTCTGCACCTGCTTGAGCCGCTTGTTGCTTTCGGGCGATTCCAGTTCATCGCGAAGCTGCCCCCAGGATGGAAACGGGCAATCTGCGTGGACGATGCCAATCAGGCCTTGGGCCGTCTCAACCTCGATCGCAATCGGCAATTCCTGGAAAATAACCTGATAGTTCTGCTGCTCTGTCAGCGGTAGACCAACGAACCAAACGCCTCCGTTGTACATCCAGTTGCCGATGTCGCAGGTATCGAAACGGCACACGTAATCGTCATGGTTGCCACGTACTGGGTGAAACCATGGCTTGTTCAGCCACTTGATCACGTCTTCGCACTCGGGCCCGCGGTCGACTAGATCGCCAACACTGAAGAGTCGGTCAGCGGCGGGATCGAATCCGACGGCATCCAGAGCGGCTTGCAACCGGGTGAAGTGCCCGTGGATATCACCGACCGCGAAATCCCGTCCAGCCGTGTTTGCGGCGAAGCGCTTCACGCGCGACACCTCGATAGTTTCGAGCATGTGAAGTACCTCGCCCGCCGCTCACCGGCAGGCATGTAGGGGGATTGGGGTTAGGCTGTTGCGTCGGTCGCTTCGGGGGACCTCTGCCATTCGATGACATCGGCGCCGAAGTCAATACGGGTGAAGTCGATAGCGCCGAATTGCCAGTGGTAGGTGAAAGGCAGTTGGCCGGGTCCACGCTCGCATCGCGCCAGGACCGTTCCGCAGGAAAGGCGTAGATCTATCGTCTGGTGGCCTGGGTCTTCATCTGGATCGGCATCTTCCCAGTTGCCCCTGAGCTTTCGTACCGCATCGACCACTTCGTCGATTTCGAACTCGCCGCGACTCGATCCGACGATGCCCTTAATCTGGTGGATTCCTGTTTCCCACCGATCCTTGCGCACTACCTTGCCGTCCGCTCGGATTTCGTAGTCCTCGACTTTGGCATCCCGGAACTCGGGCATGCGGAAGTCTCGCTCGGTGACTTGTCTGCTCATGGCCTCGGCCCCTTGTAGATGAAGACGTAGGCGAACCAGAGGGGGGCGATCATAGGAGGTGCGCTCCTGCTTCGAGTAGGCCGTCTCGGTCTAAGCGCAGGTTGTCGCGCTCATGCCTGAGTTCGTCGCGCTCCCTGACCAAAGCCTTGATGGCGGTTGAGATGTTCCGGTGGCCGAGGGTGATGGTGATGGCCTGGGCTTCGTCGAACAGTTTGACCTTCTGGTCTCGGTCGTCAGCTGCTCGCGCGGCCAGCTCTTTTTCGTGGATCTTGAGGCACCGCTTGCAGGTGACGTACCGCCAGTCATTGGTGAGCTGGTCGTCGGTCATGACGCCGTCGGTACCGCAATAGACGTGCTCTGGCGGATCCTGATCAGCCTCGGTGCCGCCGTCCCACGGGTAAAGGTGAATCGCTCGTTTGCTCATCCGATCACCGCCTTTATGGTCAGTACCAATGGAAGCCAGAAGAAGAGGGTGCAGCCGAGTAAGCACTTGGTGATCATGGTGTCAGCCTCTGGCCGAGCATCACGTCGGTGACGATTTCCCAGAGCTGCGACGGTGACCACTGGTACCGGTCGAAGTCGGTGTCAGGCTGAACGCCGTAGGTGCAAGTCGAGTGGGCGCCGTCCGGATATTCGCCGCGCTTCGCCATGATCGTGGCGACTCGACCATCACCGCCGGGCTCTGTGCGGTGATAGTGGTATGCCCGAGTGTTGTAGTCGTTGCCGGCTTCAACGGTTATCACGCCATCCGGTATCAGGTGGGCGCGGCCGTCTGGAGTCCACGGCCTGCCGCCGCCCGGTGTGCGGGCACCCTCATGCAGATACAGCACAAATCCACCATCGTCACAGCGCTCCAATTCAAAGCAGTGATTGATCTGCTTGCCCACGATCACTCGCGAAGTGAAGTTGAAGCGGTGGTCATGGATTGCCGAGTGCTTGAAGCAAGCGCGGCGGGGCAATTCTGGATGCCAAACGTGCAGGCGTTGATTGCCCTGCAGCTGAACCTGCACGAACCCGAGGCCGTGCAGGGTGATCTTGTCGGTCATTACGTCGTCGATGATGCTCACGGGCACACTCGTCCTTGCCGCTATAGCGGCTGACTTTGAAGGGGGAGGGGTTACAGATTGTCGTAAGGAGTACATCCGTACTCTTCAAGATTTCACGCCCAGCATCTTGTCGATTGCGGCGTTGTGGCCGGTGACGTACTCGTAGGTGTGCAGGCCGTCGGTCATAACCAGGGGCTCAGGGGTTCGAACCGTGGCGGTCAGGCGGACTACTTCGTCGAGGCAGGCGTTCCAGCCCCGCGCTAAGCCATAGGTCGGGCTTCTCAGGTCGGAATCGCGGTGCTCAGGCAGCACCAACGCTACCGGCGCGGGCTGCTCGGCGTAGAGCGGGGTATGCTCAGCAATACCAGGTGCTTTGGGGTTTTGATGGAAGTCAGTCACCTCAAACGACCTGTACGGCGGGGAATCGCTGTGACTGAGGTACTTAAACATCCACGCCACCGGCACGCCCCTGGGCTGTGCGGCTTCAAGGTCGGAGATGCGCTTTTTCAGCTCGATATTTTCATGCATGTATTGCATGTGCTTGTCGAAGCTTCCGACGGGATCGCCCAAGGGATTTGCAGGAGCATCGAGCAGGGCGCGCAGCTGAGCTTTCTCGCGCAACCACGCCTCATCATTTCCGCTGACAGGCAGGCTGTACTCGATGAAATTAGCAAGCGTTGCACGCGGCACGCCGTCAATCGTTTGGTTGGTGGTCATGGGTTGATCCTCAGCGCAGCCAGCAAAACCTCAATTACGGCGTCACCCACGTCGGTAATCTCGTAGCGGGAAAAGCCCGTCGGGCGGATCAGACCCAGGCGCGCCAGAGACTTCATTCGATCTTTCGGTACGTCGTACCCCTGGTCGTCTTCGCACGTATCACGAAAGCGCAGAATGTCGCGCTCTTGCTGCTCCGAGATTTTCACCGGCACTGCAATAACTCGTTCAACACTCATAAATCACCTCAAATCAGTTGTGCCAGTGCCAGCAGTCACCAGCAGTAGGCGGGGAGTTGGTTCATGGCTTTGAATCCTCATGCGCCTGTATTGGGTTTGCCCGAAAGCGCCACTCATGGCCGCAAGACGCTCTATTGCATCGTCCGAAGGCGGCGCCGGTCATGTTGGGGAGTGGGTCGCCGGTCCTATCTGTCAGCCTGCCTGCCTCGATGTGATAGGCGTCCATGACGATGAATTCTTCGAACACCACAAGGTCAGCACTCCGACACTTTGGGCATCGGCAGGGCAGCGCGTCACCCCTGTTCATCGCCGCGACCCTCTGCTGGCTTGAGTGCGGCGTCTGTTTCGTATTTCAGTGCACAGAAAATACCGCCAGCCTCGGTGCTCCATCTGCGCAGCCATCCCTCCAGCACATCCGCCCGCTCATCCGCTGCGGTCAGCAGGGCTTGCAGGGCCTGCTCTCTGGCCAACGAGTTGTTCAGCTGCAATTGAAGGTCAGCCACCTGCTCGGCCGTCATGCTTCCACAGAGCTTCAGGTAGGCCTGGTGCTCTCTTTCGTATCGCTGCGGCAGGGTTTCATCGTGATTAGTAGGCATGGGGAGTCCTTCCGGGCCATGCCCGGGCGGTGGAGTGGGGGAGTTAGGCGGCGTACGTCTGGCGCTGTTCAGTGATATGGGGTATTACGGGTGACCGGCATGGAGCCGGATCAGGCGGCCTGGCGTTGTCCCAGCACTTGCTGGCGTGCGGCTTCAAATTCGCTTCCCAGGATCTCGGCGGCACCCTCGATGCTCTCGTGCCCATCCTCAAGCCTGATGCCGAGGTTCAGGTACACGACCCCATCCAGCTCGAAGAACACACCGCCGAACATCCACAGTGCGCCCGGGTTCAGGCCAATCGCCTCCCAGGCCTCGTCCATGTCGATGCTGGCCGGGCAATGCTCCTTCCACAGTGCCGAAAGGCGCTCATGCTCGACGACCTGGGCGGCGCGCGCTTCCTTTGGTGTTCCTTTCGCCGGCTTGGCGCTGGAGCGCAGGGCGCGGTAGTCGTACTGGTCGGGGCGGCACCAGTGCACATCCAAATCCCGGCTGGCACTGATCTTCACCCCGCCGACGTAGCTTCGACTACCTGATCGCATCGGCGAGGCCGCACCACCGAACACCTGGCCAAGTTTGGCGCGCTGGGCGTCCCACTCTTTGCGCTTGGTTTCCCAGGCTTTTACCGCGGCAACCACAGCTGGGGCGGTGGTCTTGTACATGTAGTTGCTCATGGATTATCTCCAGTCAGGCGCCGCCCTCCGGTTACCGGATGCAGCGAGTAGGGGGGGTTATGCGGGTTCGATGATCTCGTCGCCCGGGTCTTTCTGGATGGCGAGAAGGCTTTTGTTGCGGAATTCCCTCGCCACGTTTTGCGATATCTCGATTTCGTGGCGCGGCGGATTCAGTAGCGGCTGGCACTTCGCGGCGCCCATCGCGTGCAGGTGATGAATCATCAGCGTCATCGCCTCGCCCTGCTCAGTAATGCCTGACCACTCCATCAGGTCGGCCAGTGCCTGTCGGGTGCCGGGGCGAACCCTGAGCCTCAATTCCTCTTCGGCAAGTGCCACGCGCTTCCTGGCGGTTTTCGCCGAGCGCTCCTGCACAGTCTTGGCCATGGCCTACCTCTTCTATTCCGCTGGCGGGCAGTGCGAGCCAGGTTTGACGTTTGCGTTGCTGGGTGCGGGCTATGCGGCGCATGAGGTGCTTCCACGCCGGGCCTTTGGATAGTCGATGCCGTGGGCCGCGATGATCCGCTCAAAGGCCTTATTGTTGATGGCGAGCTTTCCGCAGCACTGGCGCCGTGTGATTCCAAGCTCCAGGAATGCACGGATGCGCTCGGCGTACTTCGCGTCGCGCTCGCCCATTTGGTCTCGGCGGTAGTTGTTGTTCGCACCGCCTCGTTCCGGCTTCTTGAACGTGATGTCGTTCATGGTGGCGTGCTTGTAGACGTTGCGGCGACTGATGCCAAGAGCGGCGGCGGCCTCTGTTTGGGTGTGCGTGGCGCTCAGTTGGCGCATGTGCTCCACCAGCTTTAGCCTGGCCTGCTCCCGAACATCTTCCCTGTCCAGTGGCAGGGGAGCTGCTTCAACCCGGCGCCGAACGAACGGCTTGGGCGCTGGAGGCTCTTGAGGTACGTAGACGACCGGTTTCGGTGGTGGCGGCGGCTTTATTTCCTCTATCTCACCGCCGGCCGCCACAAACTCAGCGACCTGGGCGGCCAGCTCGTTCGATGCCGGCCGAAGGCGTTCTACTTCGTTCTGTAGGATGCTGATCATGCTGACTGCCTCGCTTTGTTCAGTTCAGCCTTACGGATCTCCTTTGCGGCGACCAGGGCAGGCTTGAGGTTGTCGAATCCGTGGACGATCACGCGGCCAGCGTTGTAAGCCGACTCTAGCGCCGCCATATCCGGCGCATTCGCAATGTCTGCGAGCGCGTCTACCAGCTGCTCCTTGGCCCTGTCTTCTGGGTTTAGCCCGGAGTTCAGCCATGCCAGCAGGCGTCGTCCGGTGTCGGCGCTGATCAGCTCTGGCTGGTCGAACAGCTTCGTCCGGTCCTTGCTGGCTGTGGCGGTGTGGCCGTCATGGGTGAGATCCAGCACCACGGTGAACTCGTAGTCGGTACCGTCGCGCTGCTCGGACTTCATGCCCAGCTTGAGGATCTTCTTGCCCTCGCCCTGGACCGTTTCCGTCTTGCTCCGCATGGTGCAGATGATGTGCATCGAGCTGGTGAGGATCTTGTCCGTCAGCTTCCGGTGGCGCGGCGTGGTCTCGTTCCAGGCCGCCCAGGTGTTGCCCCGGAACTTCTGGTGGGCAACGGATTCGTTGATCTCAAGGCACCCTCCGGAACCCGTCCATTCGTGCGAGTAGCTGTCGATGACGAGGGTTTCGTACCCGGCCTGCTCGGCGGCGGCGATGACTTCGATGTAACGCTCTGGGGAGTACGGCGCGTGCAACTCCATTGCGTCGAAGTCGACCAGGTCCGCGTACAGCGATGCGCTGCCGTGTTCGGTGTCTAGCACCGCGATACGCCCGCCAAGCCCTTGGGCGAGCAGAAGAGCGGAGTAGGTTTTGCCTGATCCAGATGGCCCGGCAAGTGCCAGCCGTAGCTTGGCCTGCTTGCGTTCGGCTTTCTTGAACATTTGAGTTTCCTCAGCTTGGTTGGTTGTCCCATTGCCGCTGGATGCGGCGGGCTTCGTCTTCGTACTCTTTGCGCTGCTCGCCGGCGAATCGGTCAGGCGAGAAGGCACCGACCATCATCCAGTCGAATTGGGCGGCTAGTTTTGGCGATGTGCTCATGAAGCCCTCGCATACTGGCGCTCGTATGCGGCCAGCCGCTGTGCAGAGCTTTCCCGTTGCAGTTCGCGGCGCCGGGCCGACACGGCATTGACCAGTTCCTGCATCAGCTCAACCGATTCCTCGGTGCTGATGTGTCCTTGGCCGACGTTGGCCTGGATCAGCCCTTCGCAGAAATCTTCATCAGGGCGCATAGACTTGCAGACCTGCGTAATCTGGTGCTGGATCATGTCGATCGCACGCTGGTGATAACTTTTCATTCAGTACCTCCCGCTGGTGGACAGATCAATTCCATCTGCGCCATTGCCGCACCAATACGCAGCTTTAGGCTGGCGCGCTCTTTGATCCGGCGCGCCTCGCGCTCGGCAAGGTCGTCTGCCGTGTATTCATGGAACAGCTCGACGTGCGGCTTCTTCCCGAAATTGGGCAAGTCCCAGCGCCTGTCTGATTCCCTGGCCTGGGCGCTATCCGCATAGCTGGTTGGCATGGCGAGTCTCCAGGCTGCGAGCGAGGGCGCAGGCTTCGTTGTGGTGGCGGCGGAAGCCCATGACCTTGTCAGTCTGGCTGTCCACCACATGGAAGAAGTCACGCCCGGCAGGCTTGACCACCATCCGGAAGGCGACCACTGGCTCAGGACGGCCGATCAGCCGGTACAGCTCAATGGTGGCGAGACGGGAACGCTGATGCAGGCCGTCGACGATGTCGCGGCGCATTTGGATGTCAGGGTGCATGGTCGCCTCCAGGGTGGCGTGGTTATTTGATTAGCCTTCCGTTCATTGCTGCGACCTCAACAATCGTCCTACGCACGTCGGCGTCACAGTTGTTGCTACGCACAGCCTTGAGCAGCTTCGGCCGCCACGTCTGGACGATTACCGTCAGTTCGTCGCGGTTACAGCGCACGGTCATATCCAGTTTCATCACCAGACCTAAAGCCTCGCCGTCGTTATGAAGCGGGGCGAAAAACCCTTTTTCTTGCGGCCAGTCGCACGACTTTCTGTAGAAAACCTTCTGGCTTGGAAGCCATTCAACTTCTTCGCCAATCGCCTTTGCAGCCAGCTCTGTCATCTCGCGATCTGAATCGCTCATGGCGACCTCCAGTGTTTGGGGTTAGGCGGTAGCTTTGGCGATGGCGGCGGCGTTGCGCTTGTGGCGATTGCTGCCAATGTAGCCATCGGTGAAGCACAGAGCGGCGTGGGTTTCTTCAAGCTCTGCAAGCAGGTCAGGCGCTGCGGCGATCAGCTTTGCGTTGGCCTGCATTTCTGCATCGTGGAAGTCCATCGGCCGCTTTGTATCGTCATTTACAGCCAGTGCTATTGTTCGTCGCTGTTCAGTAGTGATTGGCAACCAGCTGGCGTTATGGCCGTCGTCATGGTCAATCGACCAGGGACACTCCATGCTGTACTTGCCATCCTTCTTGCCGAACCACGGGCCCGGCGTGTGCTTCGTTTCTATGACTCTCTCCATTCGTTGGTTCACCCGGTTAGGCGGGCTATTCGTTCGCTTCAATCCATTCGCGCACCTTGGCGATGCCCATATGCTCAAGCAGGTCGTCGGCGCCAAACTCTTCAATCACCTCGCCCAGCTCGAAGCACTGGAGAACATCTGAGGGATCAGCGTCGGCGGTAACGCGAAGCCAGCTACTGCTGGTGGGTTCCGACAAAATGCTGGATGCGGTAAAGGTTATTTCCTTGGCTCTCATCACAATCTCCGGTTGGTTCACCTGTATTCGTCAACACTCATGCCTCCCGCTGGTTGCCGATGGGCGCGGGGGAGGAGTGCTGACGTAATAGAGGCGCGTAAAAAAGCCCAGTCGAAACCGGGCTTTTCCCTCTTTACGTACAAGCCTGCCGGGCGCATGTGGCGTCGGGCAGCTATTGGCTAGTCCATGGTGAAACCCTCCTATCGTTCGCTCACTGGGAAGGCAGTGGACACCTATGGGATGAGTTTCTTGAGCGCTGACTTGCCCAGGCCGCGAATCGACAGCCGAAGGTGTCCGAGGTCCTTCTTGACCCTCTTGCGCTCAAGGATGAAGTGCCAGGCCCTGGTGCAATGCACGCACTCCTGATCGGCGAGGAAGTCTGCAATCTCATCGATCTGCAGCCAGACCATTCCATAGCCGCAGCTGGACGGCTCGCGGTGCTGGAACGCTTCCCAGATGTGAGTTTTGCGGCGGTGCTGCTCATCGTGCAGGATTTCGTGATGCTCGCCATTCGGCCACGGCAAAATCCCGATGATGTCGTCATGCGCACTGGCAGGCCTTGGGCCGATCTGGTCGTAACCGTTCTGGCACTTCCCAATGCACACCCCGATGATGCGAGTCAGGCGCTTGATCTGCTGTAGGCACGTTTCGTGTGCGGCCAGCGTGATTACCACTTTCCGCTCGAAGTTCATGTGCGGTTTCTCCGGTTGTTTTCCCAATGCACCCGACCGAGCTGCAGTTGGGTGCATCAGTGAAAACTTCCGCCGTGACCCGCTACTGGCGTCGGTCACCGGCTTGAATCAAATGTCCCGTCTCACCATTGGCGCCGATTCCTCGATTCGCCCCAGCTCGACTCTCCGTCCCGCTTAAAGATCTTGGTTCCAGTCGATTCCCTTATCGGGGGCTGGGAGATCATTTCGCTGATCCCGTGCTACCTGGCGGCTTCACCAGTCGTGTGGCGAGGCCGGAGCCTCTGGCGAGTCCCTGTTGGGTGACTCGATGGAGTTAAATATAGGGTAACCTTTATTTCGAGTCAACAGGTTTGCCTTTATTTTTTATTCGGGGGCGAAAAAAAGCCCGCGAGGTGCGGGCTGCTTTCGTGTTGAGTTAGAGTTTGTTGGCGTTACTGGTGGCTTTCGATTCCCGCTCGGCTGCCTTTTTAGCTGCAGCATCTATATCGCTGATGGTCGCGGAAGAGGTGTTGATGTCACCCGAAAACTTCTGCAGCGTAATGCTGACCTTCTTTCCCCGCCAGGAAATGGTCTCATTGGTGAAAGAGGCCCCTGCCTTTGTTTTCACGGTCTCGCTTGAGGAATCCATCGGCGCGCCGTACTTGCTGGTGAAAAGATCTGCGAGTTTTGAGAAGTTGTCGCTGTTGGTGGTCAGGTAGAAAGACTCAACTCCAGGCCCGCCAGAAAAGACCGAAAGCGTGTATCCGAACCCAATCTCTGGCCCACCACGTACAGAGTAGAGATTCGTATAGGGTGCGTCGTGGCACATCTGCTTGCTTATAACTGTGCCCCGAGGGCATAGCGGGAGCGCAGCTTCAATCTTTTGATCGAAGCGTAGACCCATGAAGCTATCAGGCTCCTTGGTCCAGGTTTGCGCCGCCGGCTTCTTAGCGGCAAAAGCAGGCGAGATCGCCAGAGCAGAAAATAGAATGAGTGTAAGTGCTGATTTCATTGGTTCCCTCCATTGGTTAGGAGGGAACGTTATCATCACGGCAAAGGAGCGGCCACTGTTAAGATGGCGCTATGCCATGGATCAGTAAAGGACCGAAGACCAAAAGACTTTTCCCAGCACCACAATGCCTTTTTCGGTGAGTTCCTGCGCTGAGTACTCTTCATCCTTGTGTTCGTCGATATTGAAGCTACGCATCCTTATTCCGCCACCAGGTATGCGGTAAAGGGTTTTTACGCGCAGCTCCCCATCATGATTTACCGCGTACATTTTGCCGTCCTTCACTGTCGTCGAGGACAAGTCAACGCCTACAGTGCTTCCATCTGGCAGCACGGGCTCCATGCTATTGCCATGAACGGTCACGCATACAGCCTGGTCAGGTTGCACGCCCTGGTTGCGCAAGGTCACTTTGCCGAAGCGAAGCTTTCTGGTGCTGGACTTTTGAACGGCGGTCCGACCAGATCCGGCCGAAAGCTCAACTTCCTTGAGGAAGGGCAGCTCCACCTCGTCATCGTCCAAAGGCGTATCGTCATCCCAGACGTCAATAGGCCCAATCATTGTTGCGTTAGAAAGTAGCTCTGGAGGCTCCAGCATCGGCTGAGGCTCAGACATCACGGCACCCCATTGGCTATCAGGAAACCGCGTCCCCTCGGACAGCCATACGGGATCTACGCCACAAATCTGGGCAAGCTTCACAAGATGGCCGCTTGACCTTGTCAGTCCTCGCTCTATCTCTGAAATAGATGCCTGCTTGATACCTGCGCGCTCGGCCAATTCGACCTGAGTGAGGCCAGCTTTCTTGCGTGCGTATTTGAGTCGTTCTTTGAGTTCCATAGCCAGTGAATTTAAAGGTTGTCCTTTGAAGTTGCAAAAAGGTATACCTTTGCCATATGATAAAGGCATCCCTTTATATGGGCGGAGAATCATGAACAATTCCTTTAACAAGCTGGTCGAGCATTTCGGCTCGCAGAACGCCACCGCAGCAGCTCTCGGTGTGAAGCAGGGCACCGTAAGCGGATGGGTTCGAGGTCTTCACGGGTGCGCCGCCGAAGTGGCCATGCGTGCAGAGATCGTAACCAAAGGCGCCATCAAGGCGCGTGATCTCCGCCCAAGCATTCCTCAGCAAGCTGCATAACCCTTTCGAACAACCAAGGAGCCTCACCAATGGCATACGACGACACACGCCACCTGAAAGACCGGGAGATCAAATCCCGCTATGACGATGAAACCTACGAAGCGTTAAAGGCCGTGGCCCGCTTGCACAAGCTGCAGCTGGCCGTGTTCGTGCGCATGTGCGTCGAGGAGAAGTTGGAAAGCATCGTTGAACCGAATGCTACCGGTAAACACATGCAGGCCTGAAGGCCCTGAAGGAGGCTATGTGCCTGAAACCACGATCTGCCACGGGATCGACGGGCGCCTCTACGAAAAGCTTGAACGACTGGCGAAAGCGGAAGGCATGACGCCTGACGAGTACGCCGCAAAGCTTGGAGCGGAGCGTTTTTTCGAGAAGACCAGGCCAAGAGGCGCCGGAAAGATCCGGCATCTGCCAACAACAAGGCGAGAACCGCCGAAGCCCGGAATAGGGCCTGAAAAAGGAGGGACTGATGAAGACCTCAACCAATAAACCCAAATCGCAGGCACAAAAAAGCCGGGGTGCGATCCCGGCTTTTTCACAGCGCTTGCAAATATCGTTTCAATCTGGAGCCAATTATGCACACCTCTAATATCGATGTACAGGCCCTGAATAATCCCGCGCCACGTTTTTCTATATCTGAAAACGTGGCGCGGCAAATCTCAATGAGCAGTTTGGAGATTTCTGACCTGACTGGAAAGCAGCATAAGGATGTCATTCGTGATGTTCGTGTGATGATTTCGGCCTTGAAAACAGATGGCGCAGATTTGCGCCATGTCCGTGAGGAGAAGGATGCGCGGGGCTATACCTCTTGCTTCCACCTGAATAAGGAGCTTACCGAGACTCTCTTGACCGGATACAGCATTCCTCTTCGCCATCGCGTGATCGTGCGCCTTTCCGAATTGGAGCAGGCCGCAGCGAAACCGGTGTTCGACGTAGCCAGCCTCAGCGACCCAAAGGTACTGTTGGCCCTGCTGACCGATAACGTGCGCAAAGTCGTGCACCTGGAAGCAGACAATACCGAGCTGACCAATGAAAACCAGCTGTTGGAGCAGAAGGTTTGCGCCGACGCGCCAAAGGTTGAGTTCTTCAATGCCGTCACGGTGACCCACGAAACGTACTCGGTGGGCGAGGCGGCCAAGCTGATTGGCACCGGCCAGAAGCGCCTCATGGACTTCCTGCGCCAGAAACGCTGGGTCACCCTGCGCAAAAACGAGCCTATGCAGGCTCCTATTGAGTCCGGCTACCTGACAGCGAAGCTCAGCACCTTCGAACATCCAGACAACGGCAAGACCACTGTGGCCACCGCTCGGGTTACTGGAAAAGGCCTGACCAAGATCCGCGCAATGTGGGCTACTCGTGAAGCTGATCTGCTTGGTGGTGCCTCATGAGCCAGCAGTCGATCAAGCCAACCCTTATTGACGAAGCCTACATGGAGCAGTTCAGCAATGACCAGCTCGCCTTTATGGCCTGGGACAAAAGCGAATTCTCCCTGAGCGTCTATCTGGACCCTGAAGAGTCGAAGTGCGAAGGCTGCACTGGCGATGCTCTATTCGAGCTGATAACAGCCGTGCTGGCATCCAAGGTGCTTATCCGCCGACTTGCCGGTGTGGACCCTCAGTCTATCCGCGAGTCCGCTATCAACAAGATCCTCCAGGGTAGCCGCTTCCCGCAATGGGAGACCCTGCAATGACCAAGCCCGTCAACGTGCAAAAGGCCACGCCTACCATCCTGTACGCCAAACAGGCGCCATACAGCTCAGTCAGCAACGACGTTGTGGCGATGATCGTCAATCCCGACGCTCTCGCCATCTGGATCTACCTGCAGACCCGCTCAAGCGATTGGAAGGTGATCGCCTCATACCTGCAAGATCGGTTCTCCATTGGCCGTGACCGCTATTGGAAGGCGATGAGCGCACTCAAGGTTTTGGGCTTGCTGAGTCACGAGATAACCCGCGAGGAAAACACCGGCAAGATGCTGGGCAAGCGGATCATCGTCCATTACGAACCGAACCTACAGGTTTCCGAACATTCGGTGGACCGTATAGACGGTGGACCGTCTAGTCGGGAAACCGACCACTACTTAATAAAGGATTCTCCTACTGGATTAAAGGATAAGAAACCTTCGGGCGCTAAAGCACCCTCGCGCAGCAAGGCTGCGAAGTTTGATCCTCTGATTGCACGGCCTTTCAATGTCAGCGAATCAACCTGGGCTGAATGGTGCCAGCACCGTCGCGAGATCAAGAAACCACTGACCGCCACCACCTGCGCCAAGCAAGCCAAGACCCTGGCAGGCCACCACGACGCTGACGCCGTGATCAACCAGTCCATCAGCAATGGCTGGACCGGGCTGTTCCCGGACAAGGTGGTGCCTGGTGGCAAAACTGTCAGCAACGGCCCGGACTTCTACGATCAGTCGTGGCGCACCGATACGAGTGATGACCTATGAAGAACGTCACTCAGATGATCCCCGGCGCGGCACGGGCGTTGGGCACCTCGGCGCCTTATCAGGCCCCGGCACAAACCGGCACCCAGCTCGGCGTAGTGGATGACGCAACCGGCGAAGTGGTTGAACGCCTGTTCCGCCAGTTGCAAGCCATCTTCCCGGCCCACAAGCAGGCATGGCCGGATGACAAGGCCAAGGCCGCAGCGATGCGCAACTGGACCATGGGTTTCATGGCTGCCGGTATCCGCACGCTGGAGCAGATCCGCTATGGAATCGAGCAGTGCCGGAAAAGCGGCTCACCGTTCGCGCCAAGCGTCGGTCAGTTCATTGGCTGGTGCACGCCTGGACCGGAGGCGTTCGGCTTGCCAGCGAGCGCTGACGCATGGGTGGAGGCATTGATGGGCGTCTACAGCCACGAAGGCGTACGCATCGCTGCCATCGCCACCGGGCTGTTCGACCTGCGCTCAGCCAAACAGGAAGACAAGGGCCTCCGCCAGCGTTTCGATCACAACTACGCGATCGTGATCCGCCGCGCCCAGGAAGGCCAGCCGCTGGACGGGAAGATCCTCACCGGCATCGGCCACGACAGCCAGAAGACGGCGCTGGAACTGGCTGACGAACTGGCCGACCAGCAAGCCCAGGCGCGAATCCTTCAGCAAGGCATCCCGGCTGACGGCAAGTCTGCCCGCGCACTGCTGATGGCCAAGTTCGGAAAAAACAACAACCAAGGAGCACCCCAATGAAATCGTCAACTCAAGTATTTACCCGGTTGATGGATGCCGCCCTCCTATCCGGTCTTGTCCTCGGCAACGCAGACGTGAAGGTATTCGCTTTCTGGATGGTCAGCATCATGGTCGTTCTGATGTTTATGGGGTTGCTTGTCATGACTCCAGAGCTGGCCGAAAAGATCCAGGGGCGTTCGATCATTAAGAAGGCTTTCGGCGTGTTGGTGCATGCGCTGTACGTCGCAGCCCTGATCTATGGGGGCTTCCCGATTCTGGCGGCCATGTACGCATCTGCCGCCTCGCTAATTCGGATTTCCGCCGAAGCGAAGCTGGCGCCGCAGGTGAAGCCATGAAACGAGCAAACCCAGCCCAGCTACGCCAATCCCTTGAGATGGCGAACGCCATGGTTAAGCACGGAATCCGTTTTGTGTGCATGCCGGTGGTGGATGAGGCAGACGGCATGAATCTGGCCAGCCAGGCCGCCGAGCGCCTGGAGCGCATGGCATTGATCGCGGAAGCAGGGGAG